CCTCTTCCAAAATAGTGATACGATATTGACCCCGTTCTCTCTTTATGATCAGGGTCTTCTCTTCGAAATCCTTCATCTCAGATAGGATTTCGTATATCTTTTCTTTTTCAATTTTGATTGTTCTTTCCACTTGTTGACAGCGAGAATCAAAGGTTATGTGCAATTCTTTCACTTCTCTTTCGATGCCGACAAACCACGAAGGCGCGACAAATATAGCAACAATTATTGTCAACCAAATTATAGTCAACCAAGAGACTATTCTATTCAGACAACGTAATTTTAGATCGTCAACATTTGGTGTCATAGATTTGCCTCTTCAATATCCGTGAATGGCAAACTTTCGCACTCGAAACCGGATGCTCCCTTGTGTCCACCACCACCACGCTTTTGTGCCAACTCTGCACAATCGACTGTTTCGTTCTCGCTGTACAAACCGACAATGATCTTGTTGCCATTACTATGGAAGGTAGACACAATATCGAAGTCGCTTGTATCGATTCCCTCGAAAAGATTAGATCCAACGTTTGGCATGTTGCAAGCGAGAATCTTATGACCTTCGAAGTTGCATACAAACGCACCTTTCTTGACAATATCAGTGAAGAATTCCTTTCGGAACTTCAAAACAGTCTGACCAGCATTTGTGACGTTTCGAGTTTCTTTCTCTCTTCTTGCCTGATCGTTCTCGTCAAGAAGTCCATCCCAAATAGAATCATCGGGCATATGTGGACAGGTCTTCAATCCTGCTTCAAACGACTTGGTTGCAATTCCATAGTGGAAGTTCCAACAGTCATAATCACTGACAAGCATAACTGCTTCTGGAGTCGGAACACCTGGAAACAAAAATTCCCAGGTACACCCTGCACCGGACGGTTCTTTTTCCACCCTTAGACCGTCCAGACATTCATCATAGAATTTGTGTTGTGCAATGTTCTTTCCATGATGGTCAATCCAGATTACCCTTTTAGCGGAGTGAACTATTCTCTCAAAATCGGCATCTGTGGAGGGTGTAAAATCCACGATATATACTATATCTTCCTTTTCAATTTGAGCAAGTGGTAAAGGTTTATCATAGTCTACTTCGAAGAATTCTGCTTCTGGAAACTTCTTTTTGACAATTGCTCCTGAGCATCGTCCGTCCATATCTGAATGGTGGAGAACTTTAACACTCATTTACTTCTCTCCTAGTTTATGATGATTGTGGATCATTTCGATAAGTTTGAAAAAGTCTTTCGTTGATAAACATCGTTTCGCATTGTTACACTCTTTACAACATGGAACACAGTTTTTCTTTGTGTATCCTTTGGTATTGTTTATTCTATCTATTCCACTATATTTTAACTTTCCAAACAAACCTTTCTTAGAAATTTCATTGTAAGGTTCTCTTCCACAGTAATAACAAGGTTGAGAAAATAGTCTTTCACACTCTTCTCTAGTTAGGTTGAAAGTTAGTTTCCTTTTTCTTCATCATCCTTTGCAAGAACCTTTGAAAGTTTCTCCACAACTTGCTTGAGTTCTTGCGCACTCTCAAAAGATACAGTATCATCAAGTTCTGGTGGGAGAATCCCACGCTCGATGCATTCCTCAGTATGCGCAACCGCTAGGGCATTCCAGGCGATTGCCGCAATGTGGTCTTCATCTCTCATACCACAAAGATAGTTGTAGGCATGACGGATTGCGGAATCAAGGTAACGGCAAATCGGTTGACCCTTCTCCCAATTCCTATCACCATACTTCTTCGCGCCATTCTCATAATGAAGTGCAAGGCGCTTCAAACCGAGAGGGGTGATCAAATCGTATCGACCCTTGCCCTCTCTTGTGTCTCTCTTCGATCCAGTGTCAAACTCCTGGTGTTCGCCACTGTCCTTGACCTTTTCAAATTCTGGCATACCTCTCTCCCTTTGCTTGGGAGTTGGCAAGGTCAAGCCATCAATTTTGCGGGATCATCTTGGAACCAACTCGAACTAATAATCTTCCCGAAGTTGCTGCTTTCGCTTCTTGTAGTTCTTTACTTGCTGCCTATCCCTATCACGGTCCTGCTGCAAGTTTCTCTCGTTGCGCTTCTTGCGCTTCTTTGACACTTCATCTCCTATGCTGATTCGTAGGTCTTCTTCTTGTCAACTTCCTTCAACTTACCATCCCTTACCATGATGTAGAGAGTTGACCTACAATTTCTCTCTTCAATCTTCGGATCAGGATCTTTCTTTCCAAGGCGATCACGTTCCTCTGAATAGATCTGGAGGATTTCTTCGAACTTCACCTTCCCAGGTTGCGCATTGACAAAACTGATAATCTTTGCGCCAACTGTAGGCTTACGTCCACGCTTGCCCTTTGTCTTCTTATTCTTCATTTTCTTATTTCCTTTCTTCTTGACCTTTTTCTTTTGCTTCTTCTGCTGCTTCACCTTGCGGACAGTCTTGGTAGTCTTCTCCTGTTCTTCTTCGACAGGAGTATTGTTGACGAGATTGGAAACCACATCAATGGAAGAAACGAGATCCTTGTCTCGTTGCTTGCGTTGCGCCTTCTTCTTAAAGTATGTTTCGATTGCATCGAGCGCCTTGTCTGCCTTGTTCCTGTCTTTCTTGGGAGGTCTTCCAAGGCGCTTGCCATTCTTGGAGAGTCGCGGAGGTTTGTTTTTTATCTTCTCTTCTCTCTTGAGTTCCACCTTGTCCTGCTTGTCAAAATCCCTCTGTGTTTTCAGAGGGACAACATTGTTAGTGCAAAAAGTACATTTGACAGCAACGACATTATTATCGTATACTGTCACACTTCTTCCACATTCACATTTCAATGTCCGCTTCCTGAGATCGGACAACTTGATCTTGCGCTTCCTACCCATAACACATCTCCCAATCTGCAATCAGATTAACAATATTATACACACAAAGCGGCATTTGTCAATAAGAATTTCCGGAATTTTTATCCGAATAGACTTGACTGACTTCCACAATCGCAAGCCTCCGAGAACATATAGGGTTGTACCATCGATCCAATGTTCTGGTCAATCCAGTTTCCTTGACTTGCGGTGATCTTTCGCTTCCCCGAAGTAATTACAGCATCGGGGTTGATCTCAAATAGAGCATCAAAGAAATCACCATGCACATGCCAACACGCATGAGCAAGGCGCTTTCCCTTCTTTCCATTGTGGGGAAACCCGCGTCGATGTCCAGGCTTGCGACTATCGCGCACCTTGATAGTGAAAATGAGTCTGTTGCTTCCACGCAATTCGGGGAATTGATTGAAGCAGACATTTCGAGCATACTTCTTGTTTACTTCATAAAGTGCTTTGCGGAGATCTTCGGCAGAGCAATTCTTTGCATACATTATTTCTTCCCCTTCTTGTCAATAGCAATTTCCTTCGCACCACAATGGTTACAGGTTGCGGATTTCTCTTGGCAATCAGAACAGCGGCAAGCACCACACTTGCCGCATATTTCCCTAACTGCACCGAGAGCGATCATCCGTCTTGCTTGTGCCATAGACACGGCAAGGCCAGCATCACAGATTTCTTTTGGAGTCAGCATAGCGTTTCCTTTTTTTATCCACCTATAGTCTACCATATAATAATGCCATTGTCAAACGATTTCTTATAGAAATATCCTCATAATCGATAAATACTTTAGATGTGGGAGATTTCTTCGATTTCATTTAAGCACATCCTGTATCAACTCATAAATAAAGAAGATAGACGAAATCAATTCAAGGAGAAAATAGTGATACGTAAGGTTCCAAACAAGGTTGGAAGTCAGAAGCCAAATGATGATGAAGTCCAAAATCTCTTTGAGGATCAAATCGTTCAGAAGACAATCCAGAAACAAAAAGATCCATTGCATTTTCTAGAAGACGATCAACTCCAAGAAGCGGCAGGAGGTCGCTCTCGTGGTGAGGTTATGGAGATTGGAATCGTTGATGCATGGAACAACAAGGGAGTGGTCACACCAAAGACCGCAGACCTTCTTGGAAATCAAAAACCACCAATCCCTACCGATGCTCCAGAGAAGATTGTAAAGAGTTTGAAGAAGGGTTTGAAGAAGAAAGGTAAGGCAGATGTTCTCGGAGCAGAGACGATTGACGTGAGTGAAGAATGGAAAACTTTCTGGCCTGGAGGTAAGGTTCCTTCTGCAACGAAGACACCAAAGACTGATATTCGAGTTGGTCCTGCAAGAATCTCTTTGAAGAGTGGAGATGCAGCACAGTTGATGAGCGGTGGAAAGAATGAGTCGAGAGCAACCTTCTATACAGCAGCAGCGAAAGCGGAAGGATTGAAGAAAAGCGTTTTCAAGAAGGTGGAGAAGTCTCTCAATAATCTTTCAGAAGCAAGCGTAGCAGAAAGCAATCTCGCCAAGGCGATCAAGCAAGGTAAGGATAAAGTTGTTGCAGCAGCAGACAAGGCTCATAAAGATCTCATGAGAGATCTTCAAAAGATGTTCAACGACAGTCCTGATTTCAAAAGAGAGTTTGCATATGAAGCAATGACAGGTCTTGTCAAGTTTGATAATAATCCTGGAACTTGTGACTACTTCCTCTGCGTCGATTGGGAGGGTGATGTCGTAAAACTCAAACTGTGTACTGATAGAGAATATGTTGAGCATATCGCAGACCAGATGAAACTCAGTGTCCGATTCAAGTCTCTATCTGAGAAGAGAAAGATCAAGGGTAAGAAGGTCAAGACCGGACGTTACCGTTATTGGTCTGCCGTTGGTTTGATCATCAAGAAGTTGACTGAAGAGGTAGAAAATGCTGGTGATGAAATTCTTGGACTAATGAACGAAGAGTTTGATGAGATGGAGGAAGCAACATTTGGGAAGGTTCAAACTTTCTTGAAGGATCTTTGGGATAAGATTAAGAAGACTGTTGGTGACTATTTGAATCGCGCATGGAATTGGATTAAGGAAAGTCTTCGAAGACTCATGATATTCCTTGGATTTGTTCCAGAGATGGAAGGATGGTCAGATGAAGCAGGAGCGGCAGAATTGAATAAGCAAATCGATTTCTTGGGTGGGAATGAGGGTACGATTGGAGAAGTGGATCTCGCAGCACACGGAGTTAATGCTTAACATGGCAAACAAACCTAAGAAACCTAAACCCGAAACCTATTCGTGGAATTCGGACAAAATGTTCGAAGAGAAGGATATTCCTCCAAAGAGGAAAAGAAAGAAGGTCCGCAAACCAGCAATGATAACAGAACAAACTAAACTTCCTGACTACGACTATGTTTGGGGAGAGGCGCTCGATGCTGCCTTCTTTACTGCTATTACAATTCGACTCACAACTCCAGTTCGCCAACTTCCGGCATTCAAGATGGGTCTGATCAATGCTCAAGGAAAGATTCTCAAGGAACCTATGACAAAGGAAGAGAGACGAGCATTGACTCATATTGATAGGATTGCTTTATTCATGCGTCAGGCAATGGGTGGACGTGTGGCAGCGATTATGAATATGTATAGAAGACGAAGAATGACTCCGCAATTCGTCCAGGCAGCAGCAAGAGCATTGTCACTTAGATTCAACAAGTATTACGACATGCGTATTGGTTTCTACGAAAGACCATTCCCTCAAGCAATTACGGGTGGTCGTGGTCCTACTCAGACAGCACCAGGAAGACCGAGAAGTTAATGACAGATGCATCATGCAGACACATCGACAAAATTCTAAAACTTGAAAGAGCGATAATCCAGGATCATATAGCAAAACACAAATGGTGCAATCATATCAAAGAGACTGACAAAGCGATAGTGGATTTCGTTCATAAGTTTGCTTGGTTGATGAGAGAGATTTACTGTGGGTCTATGTGTCCTTATAAGGAAGAATGCGCAGTCAATGATGCATTCAGAAAAGCATTCCTGGAAGATATCACTGACAGAGAGATGAGGGAATATGTCAAGTTCGCATATGGTCAAGAAGATAAGGATCTTATCAAACTCAAACTACACGTCATAAAGCACGATATAGCAACGCATAAGTGGCTAAATAAAATAGGAAATTATGAGAGTGCAGTTCGTGACTTCTTGCAAAAGTTTGGTTGGTTGATTTTCGAGATCTACAAAAGAACCAAAGAAAAGGATTCCAATGGCAATAGACGTTAGTAAAGGCATATCTCATCTTGAGCACCTTGAAGACTTTCTCTTGATCAAGGGCAAAGAGGGAGCAGAGCAAGGTCTGGATACTGTCAACAAGTTTGTCAGCAAAATCCAGGACGAGAATGAAGACGTTATTGTATCTGAGAAAATAGATGGAGCGCCAAGTTTGTTCTTTGGTAAAGCGCCGGATGGCCGCTTCTTTGTATCTACCAAGAGTATATTCAACAAAGAACAGAAGGTTGCCTATTCCCTTGCCGATATCCAAAGGTTGTGGACCGGAGGGATTGTCGCGGTTCTTTCCTTTGCATTCAAGAATCTCAAACCAGCATTCAAAGTTCCTGACACATGCGGACAGGGAGACGTTCTTTTTGTCTCCAAGGCCGGAAAGAATCTTACAGAACATGAGGGTCAGAGATATCTCACGTTCCAACCTAATGTTATAATGTATGCGGTTCCTGTTGATAACAAGTCGGAACTGTATCGAAACGTCAAGATGGCGAATGTTGGGATCGTTATTCACGGTGCATACGAGACAAACTTCGGAGTCAACCGAAGGGTAGAACTTGATAGACTTCCAGACCAGAAGGCAAGAGATCTCGCAGAATCTTTGAACAAGGATCGACGTGTGTTTGCTATCGATCCTTTTATTGACGACATGAGCGTACTCAAGGGGTCTGAGGCAATCATGAACGAGATCAAGGAATTGTCTCAGTCTGTTGAGAGTGCTTTGGATGAAGTTGATCCAGAATTTGACGATGCTTGGAATGAGGCAGAAGATCCAAACATCAAGAAAGCACGAGCATTACTTCCGCAGTTTGTCAATCAACAAGTTCGAGCAACCGGAGATGAGGATACGATTATCAACGCCAAAGATGAGAAGGAATTTCTTAGACGATTCAAGAAGAAGTTGAATGAATATCTGAATCAACTATCTACAAAAGAACAAGCAGGATTGAAGACTTCTGCTGCCAAGGAGAGAAAGGCGCAGAGATATCAAGACTTCAAGGGTTGGTTGGGTGAGATGGAGCAGACCTTTGAACCAATGTTGAAAGCATATTTCCGTCTTTTCTCAATCAAGAATCTCATGATTCGAATGTTTGATCTGGTTGAGAAGAAACTTGGCAAGACTTTTGTGGTGGACCGAAAGAACGATTATGCGATTCAAGCAGTAAAACCAGAGGGATATGTCCTTCTGAATGGTCCTAATATGGTCAAGATTGTAGATAGAGCAGAGTTCAGCAAGAACAATTTGCTATACAGTCCATTCAGTGAGGCCGATATAAGAATGACCAGAGGCACTACAGGCGATCCTGAGAGCATCGGAGATAAGAAAAAGATTCATCCTCCAGTACCAAAAAGTATCCGAGATGCTGTTGTAGAAGATGTTCTAGATTCTTTGGATAGTGTTCGCAGACTATATGATGGATTTAACGATGAAAAGATTGTTGAGGCGGCAGATAAGTTCAAGAAGTATAATGTTGTATATGTAGGAAGATTCCAACCTCCTACCGTTGCGCATGTCGATAACATAGTTGATCTGTCCAAGTTGTTCAGAAATGTATACGTCTTGCTTTCTGATTCAAAGAATAAGACACCGAAATATCTTGAGAAGAATCCTTTGGATGCACAAGATCGTAAGGAACTTCTTGAGAGCGATCCAAAAGTTCGATCTCTTAAGAACGTCCATCTCGAAGGTGGTCCAACGGGAATGGCGTTTGGTGTCAATAGTGAAGATAAAGAGAAGGAACTTCGTGACACGTTCAATATTCCAGAGGGAGAAACGATTGTCATTGCTGTTGGTAAGGAAGAGGATCGTTTCTTCAACATGAGAGATCGTGGAGAATTCTTCGTTCTCAATTCTGGTGGAGAACCGGATGAGAATAAGAAACACGGTCTTTATGGAATCGAATTGAAGAAGTCTCCAGGCGAAGCACAGAAGATCAGTGCTTCTGCCGCAAGAGCGGCGATTGCCAAGGGAGACGTAGATACTGCAAGACAAATCATGGCAGGGTCACAACAAGCCCAGGATGCTGTTATTGAGAAAATGCAGGGTTCCGAAGGTGGAAGTAGAGAAGAGGTCTTTTCTGCCGAAGAGGAAGACTACTTCAAGATCGAAGATTTTGATGTGAGTAAGGAACTGCTTCACGATGTAGAAGAGGATTTTGGAATTGGACAAGAAGAAGCAATGGATATGCTACTAGATATTCTCCAAAAGAGAGACGAATAATATGGCAAAGAAGAAAGTCAACGTAAGTAAGGAATTGGATAATTTCCTTGAGTCTCTTGAGGAAGCGGTCATTCCATCTGCCATAACTCCTGCCGCAAGAGAGATAGTCAGGAAATCAAAGACAGGTCACAAGACTACAGGGCAGAAGATCCTTGCTAAGATTGCTACCGCTAAGAGAGCGAAGGGTGCCGAAGGTGCTGATTGGCATCTCATGTCACCTGAGAAAAAGAAAGCGGAACTTCAGAAGATAGGATTTGGTGGAGAGCAATCCAAAGTCAAGGCGAAGGAATTTGATATCATTGTTGGATCTAAAGTCGATCCAGACACAATATATCATGATGATGATGCAAAGAAAGTTCGAGCATTTTACTATCTTCCTCTTTCTAAAGTATTCATCACACATAATGATCCAGATTGGGTTCACGCAGACATAGCAGAGAAATATGGGACAACACTTGCAAAAGCATTGAACAAGTTGGGATTTAGATACTTCAATTGGTTGGGGTATTTCAGAGATAGAATTCAATCGACTGATGATGTTATTAGAATTTTCAAAAGACAGAAAAATGATGTTGCCGAGGCGTTTTCTACTTTGATTCGATCCAAGAATTCCCATAAGAAGGGTATTATGGGTGGACGATACGGCCAATTGGAAAATGTTGGCAACCTCTCTCTGTGGAGTGAGATACCGCTAGAGGATGTTGAAAATCTTGTACACAAATTTCAACAAAAGTTTAACGTCAAGGTGGACAAGGTTCACATGCCAAGGATGGGAATCAACAAGAAAAAGATGAGAGAAGAGGAAGATCCACTTGGAGAATACTGCAAGGTTCTCATTGAGGATCAGGTGAGAGAATCCATTTTAGATGAACCACGAGAAACTCTCAGTCCGAAAATCTGGAATGTAGACGGAGCAGAAGATGACTTGCCTACCATGAATCCAGAAGTCAAGAATGAAATTCTTCGTGGA